TGGTGCTGCTACAGCATTACTAAGAAATGGAACTGTAGTTGCTGGTGCTGGCGGTGGCGGTGGAGCTGGTTCTGATGGATATGATGGTGGTACAGGACAAACTGGAAAAAATAGTCCAATTGGAGGTCTTCAAGGAACAGGATTATCACTCGGATTGGGTGGTGGTGGAACTGGTGGTGAATATGGATGTATCGGTGGTGGAGGAGGAGGTGGCGGCGGTGGCTGCGGTACTCCTGGCCAAATTACTGGTGGATCTGGAAATGGTGGTGGTGCTGGTGGACCTGGTGGAGGACCTGGTGGTGATGGAGGTCATCAAGGTGGTGCTGGTGGTAATCAAGGAATTTCATCTTATTCTACTACTTACTTTGATACTGGAACTATGGTTGATTCTGGACTATCAAATGGTAAAGTTGTAATGGTAGCAAATTATAATGATGACTATTGGACTCCTGGTGGAGGTGGTGGTGGTGCTGGTGGAACTTGGAATGGATTTGTGCAATTTGCAAATTTAGGTTCTCCTGCATCAATTGAAGTTAAAGTAGGTTCTGGTGGTACAGGTGTGTCAATGACTGGACAAACAACAGGAACCAGTAATAATGGTGGCGATGGATATGCTAAGGTACAACTTGGTGTTATTACTGGATATGATAATCCAACAACAGTTATAACTGAAGATGCTCTTATTAAATCAGCATCATTTAATCAAACTGTTGATGATGTCACAGTCAATACCAATGGTTCTGGAACTGGTAATGCTGGTGGATTTAAACTTCCAACCGCAGATCCAATTATATTAATTCGTGGAGGTGGTGGAACTGGTGCGACAGCAACACCAGTTATGACAGGTGGTTTAATTACAGGTATTAATGTAACAAATGGTGGATCTGGATATACTGAGACACCATATGTTCATGTGTTAAATGGTCAAGGTGGAAACGCAGTTGCTACTGCAACTCTAGGAACTGGAGGTAATTCTGACAAGGTTGATAGTATTGCTGTTACTGGTGCAACTGCCTATACAAATTATGTGTTATTTGGAGGAAATCATAATCAGACTTCTAAAACGAGATGGGTAGAATTGATGCCTGTAGATACATCAAATGCAGAATATTTTTCTATTAAAGCAGCGAGAGGAAATGGTGTAAACGGTGGTGATGCATCAGAAGAATCATTGAAAGTATATTACTCAACAGCAGGATCACCTACTACTTGGATATTGGTTGATACTATTATCGCAGGAAAAACTACATCAAGAAATGATCCTTTTATTGGCACTGTACCAGCTGTTGATTTGAATAATAATTGGGATGGTGCTTCTGGTGATACTAAATGGTACACTTATACAGTTGCATTACCACAAAATGCAAAGGCATCAGGTACTAATTTTAAAATAGAACAGACACGTGCTAATGCATCACCTGTAAATGATAATGCTGGTAATACAGATCATTTTGCAATTTGTGAATTTATATGGTGGAATGGAAAGGCAACCGTTTTAGTATATGTTCCCACTGCTGGTAAAATACTAAGAAATACTGTTGACTTTCTAGATTATAATGTGCAAGGTGAAACAGGACCAGGTATTACATATAGTTCTGGTATGGGTTGTAGTGATGCTACATTGACATTGAAAGCAACGACCAAGATTGAACCACAGGCAACCATTGACCCAGACATAGATGTGCCATTGATACACCCATATAGAACGTGTAAATACTTGATTAAAGCATATTAACTAAATAAGACGGAGACTATAATTTTAAAATGTCAACACCAGTACTAAGAGTGCAATTAGATGTAATAGCACAAGAATTAACATATATGGGTTCAGCAAAACCTATTCCAGAAACTTATTGGAAAGATACATTAGTCCCTCTATTATACCCTGATTGGGACAGTGATAAAGATAAACTGATAACATTTAGTTATTATAGTGACAGTAATAAGTATATTGCTGCACGTAGAAAGTTTGTAAGAAACTTTAAGACTAATACTGATGAGTGGAAAGACTATGAGATGGAAGCAGTTGATAATGCTAAAGCTACTGCTCTCAAAGATAAATTAATTGAAGGTTGGTATCTAATTGATTCTATAGAGAATACTAATTTTCAAACAGAACTAGCACAAATGTATGCTAGGCAAGCGACTGTTACACCATTGAGTGTAAGACTTGCAAGAAATTTCTTATTAGATGAATCTGATTGGGTAATGTGTACTGATTGTCCATTAAGTGCTGATGATAAGGCAATGTATACTACATATAGAACTAAACTGAGAGATATTACTAATACTCCTGAGTTTTCTGGTAATGCAGAAGGTACTAAGTTTCCAATATCACCTGAGTTCTATAATAAAATATACAAAGCAGAATTTCCATCTAATGCATACCTTGCAACAGATGATCAGTTTTTACCATTAGCAAATCATTATCTCAAACAGTTTAAAGATAAGATAGCACACTTCTTACTATTAAAATCATTAACACAGACCAATTACTTTAGTCAACTTATCACTGAATATCAAATAAGCAAATCTGTAACAGTAAATGCTACAGATGAACTCGCTAATGCTTATGATAAGACAGAGTTCTTGAATTTAATAATTCAACAAGCACAAAATGAATTAGGATCACCATGATTATACAGGGAAACGAACTATCTTTATTTGATTTGGTATCTTATTATGCCAATAGGAACCAGTGTGCATGTTTGTATTTCAATCTAGACAAATATAATAGTCTAGACGCTACAAAAAAAGCAACTGTGACAACATATTACGAAGCTTTTGTGGATGATTATGTTATGGATATAATAAAACAAGGTGGAATATTCAATACAATTAGATTTGACGATGAAACTGCTGCTGGTATTAATGCAGAATCATGGTTTCCTAAAGAATCTCTTTGCCCAGACTCAGATCATTATATAAAAGCATACGTGGTTGATTCCTATGGTGATATATCTTGGGAAAATTCACCTAAGTCATAATATATTATAACAAACTGGATGAATAATCCACATACACAACTCAAAAACCTGATTCACATAGAGAGAGGTATTATTCCTGCAAATATATGTGACCATGTTATTCAAGACATTGAAACAAGAGAGTGGAAACCTCATACTTGGTATACTTCTGCTAGTGGTTCATTTGGTTCTGAAGAAACAATGGAACTTGATGTTCAATATTCTACTTCAGAGTTACAAAAAGAATTAGACCCATTTATAATTAAAGCTGGTCTTGCATATGAACAGAAGTATTCATATCCTAGTGAGAAAACAAAAGAGTTTATGAGTAAGTTTTCTTTACTTAAATTCAATCGCTATAGTAGTGGTCAAATTATGAGACAGCACCATGATCATATACGCTCACTATTTGATGGATTTGAAAGGGGAATACCAGTATTCAGTTTAATATTAAATCTAAATGATGACTATGAGGGTGCTGATCTATTTTTTTGGAAGGATTATGTTGTTCCACTTGGTAAAGGTGATATCATAATGTTTCCCTCTCTATTTCTATTTCCTCATGGTGTAACTGAAGCAACAAAAGGTAAAAGATATTCTGCTGCTTCTTGGGCTTGGTAACACACATTACAAACTGTCACATACCCCCTTTACAGGGGGTATTTTTATGCTATAATGAGCACAAATACAAATTACAATGTTCTCAACTAAACTACTCAAACTAGCAGTAGATCGTGCGTTGGGTAAACCAACTAAGAATCAAGGAGAACTGTTTGAAGAACTATACAAAGAGTATATGGGTGATCCAAACAGTTCTACTTTACGTGAACAGATAACTGCTGCTGTTGCGGGTTGTAAAACTATACCAGGTAAATTAGGTCGTGATGCTATTGATATCAATGGTGTTGAGAAAGAAATCAAACCTAAGAACTATACTGGTAAGAGAACAAATGGTGGTGGATGTTTCAATGATTATACCAGAAGTAGATATGAAAGAGATGTAAGTGTTAATTTACCTATCATCTCTTCTCTTTTTGCTGATGGTATGCTAATATATGTTGTAGAGTTTAAATTTGAATCAATCGCTGAAAGATTGAATGATCAAATTGTACGCATATGTGAAGAACAAGGCAACAGATATGTTCGCTCTTGCTCATGGACTTATAGTAACTGGATAGACAATCCAGACCTAACAGTTCACTACATAAACAAGGATTTACTCAAAGAACATGCTCACTACAGCGAAGGAGTTGTAGTAGGTCCTTTCTATAAAAAACTTATGTCTTTATAACCATGCCATCTAAAGATCAAAGATCAATAAACGAACCATCTTCACATGAGAAGTGGGATCGTGCTAAGAG